CGGGGGTATCGTCTCTACCGTCTACTTTAGACGTTCCACGCCCTTTAGTAAGGCATGGGGTAGGAGGCTGACAACCTCAGTCTGTACATAGCGATTACGAGACCTACGTAATCGGATTGCTATGTGTCAGATACCATCTTACTGATGGTAGGGTGGGTAAAGCCACTCTTGCACTAGAACTGCACTTAAGGAAACTTATGGTCTCCCCTATCGTTGGTCCAATCGTAATATCCCAAGGCGATAACATTTCGTACCGTCGCGTCGGGCAGCGTTACCGTCAGAGTAAACCTTATAACCTTCCAGCACCTTTCTTCGCGCAAATCACGCGAAGAGAGTACATGGTCGGTGATCAGGGTAATCTCGGTAATCTTGACCTGATGGCTGTGGTACCTAGTGCACCGCCCGGATACGCAAGGCACGAAGCAGCAGTTAATTCTGCTGCTTACGAAGACCTGCGAGGACAGATCAACGATCAAGCGCAGCTAGGGGCTGCAATAGCGGAACATGGACAGGCTACGAAGATGATCTACACTAGAGGCAAGCAGTTGCTTGAACTCATAGGTTTGATCAGACGAGGAGACCTAGTCGGTGCTGCCGCAGCGCTCAAAACATCGGTTGTCCCGAAAGGGGCATCGGTGAAAAAGAGTTTTGCTGGCAACTGGCTGGAGTACTCGTTTGGATGGCGCCCAATGCTGGGTGACATCAATAACGCCTGCTCGGTACTCGAGAGTCCCATAAAGTCTATAAGACCTACTGGGAAAGCCCATTCGGGCCCCTTGGTTTGGAAACGAACTCAAGGGTCTTTGACTAACTGGCAAACAACCGGTTATTCAGAAGATACTCGATCCTACATGTTCTTCGCGCGTTCAGGATGCGAGGTTGTGATCACAAATCCCAATCTCTTCCTGTTCCAGTCTTTGGGGTTGGCTAACCCTATGACCGTACTCTGGGAGGTTATTCCTTTCAGTTTTGTGGTTGACTGGTTTGCAAATGTCGAGCAGTTCCTTTCTTCGGGGACTGATTGGCTAGGCCTAGGCACAACGAATGCCTATTACACAACCTATGTCCGCTGTGTCGGCTATGAAGATAAGCGCAACCCTTTCTGGGGTGTGCCGATCAACAAACGCTGGACGACGGCAGGGTATGTAACAAGAGTGCAAGGACTTTACTCCGTGCCACTTTTCGTCAGACCTATGAGGATCCCTGGTTGGGGCAGAGCGTTAAACGCTATGTCCCTAGTTGTCCAAGGACTGAGTAGGCGATAGCAACCAATCGGCGTAAAGCCGTTGAAAGAAAATATGCCCGCAATGGCATCTATCACCGTCAAGAAATTTGACGGGACGACCGACATCATCTACGATGCTCTGTCGGCATCCGGGGGCGATGGTTCCCCCGCAGTGTGGCGCCAGGATACTGGCGCTGCTGCCGCACTGCCCGTTGGCTTGCGCAGTCAGTTTCAGCTGCTCTCAACGTGGAACGGACCGAAGACGGCCCGGCAACTCAAATCTCGATTTGTGATGCCGTACGCTGTCCAGGACTCGACCACGACGAAGTACAGTGCGACTGATCGCGTTGTCAGCGACTTGATCATCACCATGCCCCAAGGCATCCCTTCTGCGACACTGCAAGAAGTGTATCAGGTTCTGAACCTGTTTGCTTCCACGCTTGTGAAACAGTCGGTTGCCGCCGGGTACGCCCCAACCTAAACATTTGAGGTTTTCAATGTCTAGCTTTATCAGTATTCACCAGTACTTCGATGTCCCTTACAACGGGATTATCAGCATCAAAGAAACGTTCGAATGTCGTGAAAACGGCAAACGGCGTATCGCTGAGCGGATGGTCACGTGGTACAGGGATAATCCTGGACTGGTGATCGACAAGCAAGGCAGAGTGAACCATCAAGTGTCTAAGGTACGATTGCTAAAAGCAATCTACCGGGCTGGAGACTCGGTTATCGGGATGTCCAAAAGACGTCTCGATGCTGAGTCACACCGCTACGTTCATGCTTTTGACCGTCGTCCTTTGATGACTGTCACTGCATGACGAACGCGGAGGCGCTAGATGATCAATAACTCGTTGCCCAATGATGTGGTGCGGGTGGTCTCTCACCTTTTGGAGGACCTAGATACTCCCATTTCTCTTGGTGTGTTCTTGCGAATACGCCATGGGGAATGGGATGGGATTTTGGAACTTAATCCAGATCCACGTCAGTACCTTGATCCATCTTCTTATTTCCGTGATGCCGCAGCGGCTTCGATCCTAAAGAAGTTGAAAGAACTTCCAGGGACGATCGACCGTCGCGACAGTGCCCTTCAGAAATGGAGGGACGGAGAGAAAAGGTGTTTCCTGACCAATGAAAGACTGCGTCGCTATACCGATGAAAACCGTCTTTTCGACGATCGGTGCGACGCGATATCAGACTTTTTGTCTGATGTTCGGAAAATAGTCCTTTCTTGGATAGGGTATGGACCTGACCAACTTGCGTTGGGAAGGTTCGGGCCCGGTGCTACGTTTTCGAACCGCGGCGGGAAAACCACTGTACCCGACAAAATGTCTACCGACCCAAGTTTGACACGTGACGCCATTTGGTATTTACCGCAGTGGTTAAATACTCAGTGGGGTGCAGATTTTGCACAACGTCATGGAGAGTTTTCTTTTGTCCCTGGTAATCGTTTCACAACGGTACCAAAAACTGCGAAGACGGATCGGTCGATAGCTGTAGAGCCATCGATTAACGTCTTTTATCAGCTCGCCCTAGGGCGACAACTGAGGCAGCGCCTTGCAAGGCGACCACGTAAAATCAAACGTAAAGTTAAATTTGAGGAAACTCAAATTGACTATGACGAATGGATTTACGCTGGTTGGGACTTAGATCGTGCTCAAGATGTTCATCGGCAGGTCGCCGAGACATCCTCTGTCACTCGGGAGTTTGCTACTCTCGACCTCTCAAATGCAAGCGATACCGTAGCTAAGACCCTTGTTGAAGTCTTGCTACCTCGCGGCTGGTTCCAGGCACTCGATGATCTTAGATCAAAGAAGACGCTTGTTGACGGCCAGTGGGTATACTTGGAGAAGTTTTCAAGTATGGGTAACGGCTTTACCTTCGAATTAGAGACGATCCTCTTTGCCGCTATCGCTTGTGCGGTCTCCCGAAAGGGAGGCTGCTTAGGGATGCTTGGAGTGGACGTCTTTGTATTCGGGGACGACATCATCGTAAAAAACGAAGTGGCGATGTCCCTAAAGTCGGTTCTTGAGTTCCTGGGTTTTGAGTTGAATGCGGAGAAAT